TCATGTAGGTCGGGAAGAGTTATACGGAGTAAATCAAAAATCTTACCCTTTTGGTCAGTCTTATAAAATTCATTCCCAAGTACTTGAACAAAGTAATTTGAGGCGAACACTAATACTAAGAGAAATCCGACCCAGAGCGTATCCCTCATCCTACTTGGATGTCTCCTTTTATTAAATCTTTACACTCAGTATAGAATGTCTGGTATCTTAAATCGTGGATTTAAGCAAGTTGCGGCTGTAACGGGTTTAGCCCGTCGTGGTGTAGTCTACTTTGATTATGATAACGGCGATCTGATTGTCCCTGTTCAGGTGAGTGGAGCCCCGAACTTTGAGGCGCGCGGAAAGACTGCCACTGAACTCAAGACAGATTTCAACAACAAGATCGGCACCTCTAAGACGGGTTACAAGGTACTCGGCTCCATGCCGAATATGGCCAGGAGCATGTTTGGTAAGAAGGGTGGCAAGTCGCGCAAGAATCGTAAGACCAATGCCCGTAAGAATCGCACTCGCCGCAATTAGTTACCAAACAGCAGGGCCGAACGACCCTTTTCAAACTCCAGTGCCGCCCATGTCTCAATATAGACATCCAAATATGTATTGGGTGAGCCTGGTAACTCAACAAGCGTAATTAAGAGTGTAGGCCTGTCGGCCGTCGTAAAATTAATGGAACCCTCCAATTGCCGTGCAAAGGGAGCAATCCGTCCTACGATGTCACCGAGAGCCCAGTTCATAAAAGAGATATTATATCCCGAGTCGCGCTCCTCTTTTGCGTGCTGCACTAACTCATGCCACACGAGTGAATCCCATGATGTCTCTCTGTCACGACCCGCAATAATAAGTGATAGTGCGCTATACGCCTGTCCTCCACTCACATCCATTGTATATTGCCATCTCTGATTGGCTAGAAGAGCGGGCTGTGTACGGAATGTCATAACCATGCGCGCAGCAGGATGGTCCGCATCAAGACGCCTTGTAACATAGGCCGTTCCACTTCGTGTTAAAGGTGCATAATCAATTTGTCCTTGTGTGAAATTATTCTCATAAAGTCGTTCAAACGGCACAGTTAAAATACTGCTGCGTAGAGAATCTTGCATTTCCCTATCGGTATAAATATGACGAGTCTCCAATTGTATAGTCGGCGCAGGTATCTCCAGACGACCCAGTGTTGTAAATCGTACAGGCGTACCGCCTGCTGTAGTCACAATCTGGAAATCACTACGACCTGCCCCCCCTACTGCACCCGTAATCCCCCAAGGTGTCGGCTTTGCTCGCCCATCCGAGGCTTCTACGAGGTCCTCCAATTTCCGTAGGACACAGCGCACACGAAAGGCCTGTTCCGTTGCACAGATACGAGGAAATCCACCATCATTTGCATCCTGACACCCAATAAGCGGCAACGCCAGTCGCAAGCGACCAGGTGTCGCATTCCTTTGTATGGACAAGGGTAAGCCACTGTGAACACCCGTTAACGCATTCTCTAAAAAGGCCGAAGCGAGTGAGCCACGACTACGAGTTGTCGCAAAGAGTTCATCACCACTCCATTCTTGGACGAGAAGTCTATCTTGGAAAAACTGAATCTTCTCAAAGAGAAAATATCCTATACCGCGCGTATATCCGTAGGAGACACCTGATAAGTCTGTTATGATTGAATTTCCATTTAGAATAGCCTGTGGCGCAGGAAGCCAGGTCGGTAGATCAATTACAAGTGTCGGTTCAATGACAACATCTCCAGCCACTTCAAATTGAAACTCAATGGAACGGCCAAACTCAGTAGCCTGAAGAGGTGGGATACGGCGTAGTTCATGAATTACAGCGGCCTGCGGCTCGTATCGATTATCATATGGAAAAAGAGCAGTAGCATCATCTGAAATAAAGTAGGCGTCTTTATTGCCTCGTGAAACAAGCTCATAGAGCGGCCCTTCACTTGTCGCATTACCAGCATTCATCAGCGACTCTTGTCTATGATGAATGAGTTTTTCTATTAAGGATTCACGCGTCTTCCTCTGCCTCGTCATCGGCAACCGGTGCAAGCAGTTTCAATGTTGCCGCCCGCTCAACACGCTTGGGTAGGTCAATCACCGCCTTTCGCCCGTATCGAGGAAACCAGAATTCATGAGTCGCCTCCTCACCATCCTGTATCCATGTATCTAAGAATGCCTTGGCCTGTTTATAGCCGGGATCTGAGACCACTATACCAAGTTCCTTCAGTTTCTTTAAAAGCGTCACTGCTTCTTGAACACGCTCAGCCTTTGTCTTATAGAGCACCATACTAGCCCTACTGAGCATTCGTTGTGTAGACATTTACCGTACTTAGATAAAACCGACCTTGAGCAATCAGATCACGTTGCTCATAATCTGCATACTTATATATTGCTGTTGTAAGTGTGCTGATAGGGCTCGTATTATTATATCCTCTCTGCGGTGTCAAGACCTCGGCCTGATAGTTAATCCACTGGGTGCCTGATTGGATATTTTTGATGTATTGGCTAAAGTCCATTGCGCTCTATCTAAAACTCTGAAATTCAATTCTATAGAAAGAGAGAAATGTGCGGCATCTTTGCCTGTTTTGGTAGTACGCAATGCCCGGGTATTGAGAAATGTGTCATAAACCTCAAGGCTCGTGGACCTGAGACGACGGCCATAGTCAAAAAGTCATGTGGAACCCTTGGATTTACTCGTCTTGCAATTAACGGCTTGAATCCTGCTGGAATGCAGCCGTTCAGCAAAAATGGGATTACCTGGATTTGTAATGGTGAAATCTACAATGCAAAGGAACTTGCAGAGGAATACAAGATTTCTATGCCGTCAGGCTCTGATTGTGAAGTCCTTGGTCCCCTCTACGAGGTACATCGTGATTCACCTGAGACTTTCTTTCGTTGTCTTGATGGTGTATTTGCTATTATTCTCTATGATGAGAAACGCGACTTCTTACTCTGGGGCCGTGACCCCTATGGTGTTCGCCCTCTCTTTGCAGCCTGGCCATCAGTTAAAAACTTTAGTATCTCAGGAGTCAATGACTTTTGTGCTCTCACATTAAAACTCAATCTATACGGTCATCTAACAAATAGTATTGTACTTGCGAGTGAGCGCAAGGCTATTCCGTCATCACACGGAAATGTTATGCAATTCTCTCCAGGTCACTGGGCTTCTGTTCAGGCATCTGATGCTTCCAACTTCTCGATGTATGCATATCATCAGAGCCCGTGGCTGAAGAATCCTTCGTATAGCCCTGCGAACCCTAAGGGTATTGCGAGTGCTGCTAATGCGGTGCGCTTTGCCTTAGAAGAGGCTGTGAAGAAGCGCCTCATGACAGAGAGACCTTGTGCGGCACTTTTGAGCGGCGGAATTGACAGTAGTCTGATTGCCGCCTTAGTACAGAAGAATCTCAAAGAACTGGGTCTTCCTGCTCTAAAGACGTTCAGTATTGGAATGCCAGGAAGTACTGATCTTAAATATGCAAAGATGGTAGCCAATCACATTGGCTCTGATCATACAGAAGTGATTTTGACAGCAGATGATTTCTTTGCAGCAATTCCTCAAGTAATTAATGATATTGAATCATATGATATTACTACAGTAAGGGCCAGTGTAGGCAATTGGCTTGTCTCGAAGGCAATCAAGGAGCAGACTAACTGTAAAGTCGTATTCAATGGTGATGGAAGCGATGAAGTCTTTGGTTCCTATCTCTATTTTTATAAGGCACCGAGTGAGCAAGCATTTGAGGCGGAAGTCGACCGACTTCTAAAGGAGATACACTTCTATGATGTGCTGCGAAGTGATCGAACCATTAGTTCACATGGCCTGGAGCCGAGGACCCCTTTCCTCGATAAACAGTTTGTAGCCGTTGCACGGTCCGTTGCAACTGTCTGGCGACGCCCTGTCAAGGGTGTTCAGGTTGAGAAGTGGATTCTACGAAAGGCGTTTGAGCAAACCGACCTTCTACCGAGCCAGGTGCTCTGGCGTCAGAAGGAGGCATTCAGTGATGGCGTAAGTAGCCAAGAAAAAAGTTGGTTTGAGGAGATTCAAGAGCGTGTTGAGCCGTGTTTGCTTACCAACTGGAAGACAAAGGCGCTTGAGATTGAGTATTTAACACCTATAACGGCAGAGGCCTTTTTCTATAGAACTCTCTACGAATCGTTCTATGGAACAGAGTCAATCGAAACAGTCATTCCTGCATTCTGGATGCCGCGGTGGTCGCCTGGAGTCACGGATCCATCTGCGAGAAAACTGGCGCATTACGGAACTGCGAGTTCCTCTTGACAGAGAGAACTACCACGAGACTTTGGAAAATGTCCATATTCTTGCTCATAGGTTAGTTCACCCATTGGCATCATCATATTTGCAGAAAATGTCAGTCCTAGCATGATAAATCCTGCAATAATGACATTCGGAATAGAAAGTGCCCCGCCAATGAGAAGAAGAGCAACACTCGATGTATAATAGATGATGATCATTTTTTCCGTCTTGCTCATTGGATCAATGGCTGAGAAAGTAATTGGCATCCTAGTTGAATAGGTAATGTACAAAGCGAGTATTCAAATTTGACTGGCGTTTCCCGTAGACTTAATGAGCATAAACTCATGCAGTGTAAAGGGCGTTATACAAAAGAAAAAAAAGAGATTCCATTTCCGACCAAGAGTGGATATTTCACAGAGAGGCGATGTGGAGAGATTGCCACACAGGATGAACTCTGTGATTCCTGTATTGAAAAGCGAAAACTCACAATTATTAAAGATGAACTCTGCTATACCCCAAAAAATCAGCAATGTCAGTATCTTGGAAAAGTAGATGAGCCATATTATGAGAACTGTTGGCTCTTTGGCTCACCTCGTTATTTAAAATTTGCGGGACTTGAAGGAAATGCTCTAAGTGGAGTTGACCTTACTAAGGCAGAAACGGCTCAAAGAATTGCCCGAGGAAACTTAGAGATGAAGGTGAAGACTCCAAAGACAGAGGCTAAAAAACTAGGACGTCCTAATAAAAATGGGACCGTGGTATCTGCTCTTCCAGGAC